TTAAAAGGTGATGTAGAAAAAAAGCAATTACAGATAGATTATTTAACTAAAGCAAAAGATGATTTAGAATCTATGGTTATTAACCTTCAGAAAGAAATGCTAAAAAACCAAGACGATGTAATGGACAAGATTATATTAAAAGCAGCATTAGACTATGATGACCGATCGGGAGCATATAAACAACTATCGTCACAAAAAAAATGCACATGCGGCAAAGACAGCTGCTCTTGTAAAGGTGAGTAATTACAAGTAATAATAAACTATAAACCTAACTAATTTTAAACCAATACCAATGACACTATTTTACCAGACTCAATCGTGGTCTAGTCAACCACAAGTATCCGAAGAAACCAAGAAAATTTGGAAACGTTATTCAAAGAAAAAAAATTGGAGGATAACACAACTTTCAAACGGCTATTACCAAGCTGAATGGATTGATTTCAACGAAAACTGGAACGGAATTACAAGGCGTGAAACAATTGAAGGAGCTGAAAAAGCAATTGAATCTTCAATTGAACATTACACTAAAAAATTAAAACTTTCCGAAGGTCCAGTTGTTGTAAAAACCTTTTAAATAAAATACTTAAATTAAATTTAATTAAATCATGTCAGACGCAATTGTCAAAAACCTCAGCTTTGGTCACGAAGCTAAGGATAAACTATTTGAAGGTATAAACAAACTCACAAAAGCCGTTAGTTCCACTCTCGGAGCTAGCGGTAAACGTGTGATATTAGAAGACGGCGTGGGAAAACCTGTTATTACAAAAGATGGGGTAACTGTAGCTGATTCAATTGTATTATTAGACCCTATTGAAAATATGGGTGCTACGCTTTTAAAGGAAGCTGCTAGGAAAACTGTAAGAGAAGCTGGCGACGGAACGACAACGGCTACAGTGCTAGCGCACTCAATTTTAAATGAGGCGTATCCTAAATTAAAAGAATTAGGCGCTAGGGGATTAAAAGAAGGTATTGACAGTGCTGTACAGAAAGTTGTGCAACATTTAGAAAAAGCTTCTGTAGAGGTCACAGGTGATATGATTGACCAAGTGGCTAGTATATCTACTAATAACGATATAAAACTAGGTACAACTATTGCAAACGCTTTTAGATCAGTTGATGAAACCGGCGTAGTTATGATGGAAACAACAGAGTTGTCTGAAACTACAGCTGAATTAATTGATGGATTACAATACGAAAAGGGGCTAACAAATTCACATTTTATTACTAAGCAAGATTCTAAAGTTGCAGAGCTTGATAATCCTTATGTATTATTAATTGAATCCCCTGTAGAAAATATACGTAAGATACAATCTGTATTAGAATACATTATAAAGAAAAGTAAACCTTTACTTATTATAGCTGATTTAGATCCTAAAGTTATATCTACATTGGCAATGAATAAAATAAAAGGTAATGTAAAAATTAATGTTATTAATGCGCCTACTTATGGGGTAGCTAAAAAAGATATGCTAACTGATTTAGCATTATTAACCGGTGCTACTATTATAAATGAAGATTTAGGTGATGATATGGATTTAATACAGCCAGAGCATTTAGGTAAATGTTTAAAATCTGTTACCAATGATACTGAAACTATTATAAAAGTTGAAAGTATTACCGATGAAGTATCAGAAGTAATTAATAAAATTAAAAAAGATTTATCTGGTAAAAACAATGCCGCTGAAACTATAAGGCTTGAAAAAAGATTAGCTAGGTTATCAGCTAAGATTGCTACAGTTAAAGTGGGGGCAGATTCAGATATTGAATTAAAAGAAAAAGCAGATAGAGTAGAAGATGCTATTTGTGCTACTAAAGCTGCAATTAAAGAAGGCATTGTGCCTGGTGGCGGCGTTGCATTATTAAATGCTGCAACACTTATTAAGCCTAAAAATAAAGCAGAAGAAATATTATTAGAAGCTATTAAAGCTCCTTATATAACAATATTAGAAAATGCAAACTTTGATATTGTTGAACCTAGCAAAAAAGGTTGGGGACTTGATGTTATTACTGGACAAAGTAAAAATATGATTAAGTCTGGAATAATTGATCCGTTGCTTGTGACTAAGACTGCGCTAAAAAATGCAGCTTCCGTGGCAACTACTATATTATCTACAGATTGTATAATTAATAATTTACGTATTAATGAAGGCAATAGGTAGAAACTTAATAATTAAAAAAGAAAAGCAAGGTACTTCTGAAACCAAAGGAGGCTTATTGTTAACTGAAAATCAAAGAGAGGATTTAAGATATAGCAAAGCTAAAGTAATATCGGTGGGTTCTGAGGTAGTTGGAGTTAAAAAAAATGATGATATTTATTATGACAAGCATGCGGGGCATGGTGTTGAAATAGATAAGGAAGTTTTACAAATAATTAAGCTCCAAGACGTTGTAATTGTTTTATGAAAAGATTAGAAGCAGTAGATTTAAAAGATCTTAACTTGCTTAAGCATTACAGAATTATAAGGAAGTGGGCATCAAAAAATAATGGAATGACAGATGCTGATTTAGAACTTTTAATATATTTAGATTGTGTTGATCTGTTTACTAAGATAGATTTTAAAATGGGGGCATATTCTTACAGTTGGAATAATAGAAGATGGAATACATTGTTAAAGGAAGGCTGGATAATTGTTTGGCGTAAAAGAAATCATACAACACAAAAGTATAATATATATAAAACCTCTTTTAAGTGTAAGCAGCTTATAAATAAAATATATAAAATAATGCTAGGCAAGGAGGATATTCCTATAAGCGAACGCAGGAATGTAATAATGAAAGGCGAAACCTATACAAATAAAGTTTTAAAGGTTTCAATAGATAACATTAATAAAGACAAGTATAGATAATTATGGACAAAAGTAAAGCAATCATTTCGAACCCGCAACTTCAAGGGCAAGTAGGAGAGTCTCACGTATGGGATGGTCCTTTAAACACAAATGGATTTCCTATGGGTAATGGCTCTAGCTCTGGTATTACCGGAATGGAAGTTAAAAAAGCGCCGACTTATTATAAAGCAGGTGCTATTACTCAAATAGCTAAAGCGGCTAGAGGAGAATAGTAATGGATATTGCTCACATAAAACTACTGGCGCTAAATGGCTCCGTAGGAGTAGTGACCATGATGGATCTGGAGGTATGGCTTAAAGTAATATTATTATTAGTTACTATAGGTTATACAGTCCATAAGTGGTTTAAAATAAAAAAATAATGGCATATATACAGAACTCATCGCCTTTCTTAAAGAAAACAGCAGCCTGGACTCGTAAAGAGGGTAAAGACCCTAAGGGTGGATTAAATGAAAAAGGTGTTAAATCTTATAGAAAAGAAAATCCAGGTAGCAAGCTGCAAACTGCAGTAACTACTCCTCCTTCAAAATTAAAAAAAGGGAGTAAAGCCGCAAAGCGTAGAAAATCTTTTTGCGCTAGAATGAGTGGTGTAAAAGGTCCGATGAAAAAGCCGAATGGAAAGCCTACTAGAAAAGCTTTGGCTTTAAGAAAATGGAATTGCTAATAATTAAACAACAACAATAACAACACAAACCAAAACACAAAAATTATGGGACACATGAAATCAGATGAACGTTATGATGCTAAAGAAGCATATAACAAAAACCTATCTTCAAAAGCAAGAATGCATTATTTAGAAAATGATATTGCTGATAGGAAAGGACACTCAGGAACTTACAGCGGTAATCACCCAAGATATTCAAAAGGAATGAGTATGATGGGGCAAGCAAAAGCTGATCTTACTTACAATCCAACAGATGACATTGCAGGCCAAGGAACAGAAGGAGTAAACACTGGGATGATGATGAAGAACATGTCTCCTATGCAGAATATGAATAAAGGATATGGCCAACAAGTAGGAAAGCCTTCAGTTGCAAGCCGACAAAAATATGGCGGTAATAAAGGAGACGAAAGTATGTCCAAGAGAGACTATAGCGCCCCTACTAAAATGTACGGTGGCAAAAAAGGAGACATGAGCAAATCTCGAAGAGATTATAAATAAAACAGATAGGACTGTATAAACCTGGAAAAACATAAACATTAACAATAACAAAACAAAACCAAAATGGCAAAATTTATCAAAATTAAAAAATCAAATTTCGCATCTAGTTTAAACTATACAGCTGATATGCTTATAGGTGTAGACAGTATTGCGGTAGTCAAGAAAGGAACAAACAGTGCGATTAATTCAGACGCGGCTACTATCTTTTTTCAAGATGCTAGCTCTTATATTACTTTTACTGACACAGCTAAAGGTGTAGACATTGCAAATGGAATTAATAGCGCTCTTACAGCTAATCCAGGCGGAGTAGTGGCTAATGTGCAGCTAGATTCTTCAGTAGAAATTACAGCAATTACAATAGCGTAACATGGAATCTAAAGGACTTGGTGATTCAATTGAAAAAGTTACTAAAGTTACTGGAATTAAAAGTGTAGTAGACAGAGTCGCAGAGGGTTTAAATATCCCCTGCGGCTGTTCTGCTCGCAAAGATAAACTAAATAAAATGTTTCCTTATAAATAATGGCTTTTAAACTTAATACACCTCCATATAATTTAGACAATACACCTATATATAATGTAGATTTAGGTGATGATATATTAGGTAAAGCTAACAATAATGGAACTATATTAATAAATAAAAACTTAGATCCATCTAAAACTAAAAAAGTGGTTGATCATGAGATGGTTCATATTGATCAATTTAAAAGGGGCGATTTAGACTACGACGATAACAACGTTTACTGGAAAGGTAAAACATATTCTAGAAGTAAAATGCAGGAGGGCGCTAAGGCTCTTCCTTGGGAAAAAGAAGCTTACGACAAAGCTTAAATTATGATAAAGTTATTATTAGGCCTACTAAAAGGCGGCAATGGCAGAAAGTCAGTAGCCGGAAACTTAGCGTGGGAAATAAGAGAAGCAATTAAGGGTAAAGAATTAGACCCTAATGAAATAATAGAATTGCAAACTAAAATAAATGAAATCGAAGCTGGTCATAGAACAGTATTTGTTGCCGGCTGGAGACCATTTATAGGATGGGTTTGCGGAGTGGCATTAGCATATAACTTCGTAATAAGAGATTTATTTATTTGGATTACAAAAACAACCGACGCTCCACCGGCATTACAAATGGAGCATTTAATGACAGTCTTATTAGGTATGCTTGGTCTTGGCGGATTAAGAACCTTTGAGAAAATAAAAGATAAAGTAAAATAATTTAATTAAATTTAATCAAATGAGTACACAAGAAAAAAAAGTAACAGAGGAACAATTAGCTAAAATTAAAGAGCAACAAGTAACAATGAACAATAAATTACGTGACATTGGGCTTGTTGAAAATCAAAAACACGTTTTATTACATGAATACGCTGGACTTGAGCAAGATATGGAAGCTTATAAAAAAGACCTTGAAAAAGAGTATGGGGCAATTAGTATTGATTTGGAAACGGGTGTTTACAAAGAAATAGAAAAGCAAGAAGAAAAATAAGATGAGCAGCATTATAAGGAAGATCAGCATCGGTTCTGATTATAAAAATGATGCTATGCATTACTCTGTAAGCCAAGAAGTATACGGGGGACACAAAATAGCTTATATCATATTTGAAGATACTGATAGTTCTTATAATATTTTCATTAAAAAAAACAATGAAGTATTGCCTTGGAAAAAGTTTAATTCTAACATGGCTATTTCTGTTGAATATAATTTAGAATATGAATAGTGTCTACGATTTTATCGTTGAGCCTATTGGAGAAAGATATAACAATACAACTAAAGTAAATAATAAAGATTTAATATTAAATTGTAATATAGAATCATTTAAGTTTATAAATAAACTTGCTAAAGTTATATCTACGCCAAAAGCTTATAATACTGTTATAAAAAAAGGTGATGAAATTGTAATTCATCATAATGTTTTTAGAAGATATTATGATATAAAAGGTAAAGAAAAAAACAGTAGTAAATATTTTAAAGACAATCTTTACTTTTGTCAGACAGATCAGGTGTATCTTTATAAAAAAAATAATGAGTGGCATTCATTTATGGATAGATGCTTTGTTAAGCCTATTTTAAATAATGACCCTACAAGCCTAGAAAAAGAGCAAAAGCATGTTGGTATACTAAAGTATGGCAATAGCTCGTTAAAAGCGCTTGAAATCAACCCAGGCGATGTTATAGGCTTTACTCCAAACAGCGAATGGGAGTTTATAGTAGATAATGAGCGGTTATATTGTATGAAATCTAATGATATTGTTATTAAGTATGAACGTAAAGAAAACCAAACTGAATATAATCCAAGCTGGGCAAAAAGCAGTTGAGGAGTTAATCAAAGTAGCCAAAGAAGCTATTGTAGATTCAGAAGATGACATATCAGCCGATAGATTAAAAAATGCAGCAGCTACAAAAAAACTAGCAATATTTGATGCGTTTGAAATATTAACAAGAATTGAAACCGAAGAAAAGTTATTAGAAGACAAATCTGGTAATCAAAAAACATTCGGGGGCTTTGCTGAAAAAAGATCTAAATGACATATCAGCAAACATTATATTCAGTAATATCTGATTATGTAAAGCCCAATATATTAAAGAAAAAAAATAAACAAAAAAGCTGGGAATACGGTTATAACAAAGAGCATGATTTAGTTGTAATAAGCAAATCAGGTGAACTTGGTGAAGTATACGATATTCAAGGCTTAAAAATAGGCTTACCATTAATCAATAGATGCTTTAAAAGATCTAATAAAAAACAAGAGCAATATTGGCAGAAATTTAATTATCCTAAAGAATTACAAAAAATTAAAAGTGTTTTCGATTGGAATAATTATCCCGATAATTTTAAAGAGCAATGGTACGACTATATAGATAATGAATTTAAATACAGAGAAGAAGGGTTTGCATTTTACAATAACGGTGCTGAAACTTATATTACTGGGTCTCATTACATGTACCTGCAGTGGACTAAAATTGACGTTGGGGCCGCTGACTTTAGGGAATCAAATAGATTATTCTATATTTTCTGGGAAGCGTGTAAAGCAGATACCAGATGTTATGGAATATGCTATCTCAAAAACAGACGGTCTGGGTTTAGCTTCATGGCATCGAACGAAACTGTTAACCAGGCAACCATGTCAAGTGACGCAAGATTTGGTATTTTATCAAAAACTGGGGCTGATGCCAAAAAAATGTTTACCGATAAAGTTGTTCCAATATCAATCAATTATCCCTTTTTCTTCAAGCCCGTTCAAGACGGTATGGATCGTCCGAAAACAGAGCTTGCTTACCGAGTGCCCGCCTCCAAACTAACTCGGCGCAAGATAGAAGTAGGCGAACAATTAGCTGAAATTGATGGGCTTGATACTACAATCGACTGGAAAAATACAGGCGATAATTCATATGATGGAGAAAAGCTAAAGCTTTTAATTCATGATGAATCTGGCAAGTGGGAAAGACCAGATAATATAATTAATAACTGGAGAGTAACTAAAACAACATTAAGGCTAGGTAGTAGAGTAGTCGGTAAATGTATGATGGGATCTACATCTAACTCTTTAGACAAAGGAGGTAATAATTTTAAAAAATTATATGAAGGATCAGATGTTACTAAAAGAAACCGCAACGGACAGACTAGCTCAGGATTATATTCTTTGTTCATACCTATGGAATGGAATTACGAAGGATTCATTGATGTGCATGGAATACCTGTATTCGATACACCAAAAAAATCAGTCAAAAGTATTGATGGAACGGAAATAGATACTGGAGTAATTAATTATTGGATAAATGAAGTTGACGGATTAAAAAAAGATCAAGATGCTTTAAATGAATTTTATCGTCAATTTCCGCGAACTACTCAACATGCATTTCGAGACGAAACAAAACAATCTTTATTTAATCTAACTAAGATATACGAGCAAATAGATTATATTGAAGAAATAAAATATACCGGCCTTATTACGCAAGGCAATTTTCAATGGCAGGGCGGCATTAAAGATTCATTAGTTGAATTTGCGCCTAATAACAATGGGAGATTTTTTATTTCATGGGTTCCCCCTCATAATATGCAAAATAGATCTATAGCTAAAGGTAATTTAAGATACCCGGCTAATGAACACTGTGGTGCATTTGGATGTGACAGTTATGATATATCAGGTACAGTTGACGGAAGAGGATCTAAGGGATCTTTACATGGGCTTACAAAATTTACAATGGAAGATATACCGCCCAATCATTTCTTTTTAGAATATATATCACGGCCTGATAATGCAGAAATATTTTTTGAGGATGTACTAATGGCTTTAGTATTTTACGGAATGCCAATACTCGCAGAAAATAATAAACCTAGATTATTATATTATTTAAAAAGAAGAGGATATAGAGGATACTCTATGAATAGACCAGATAAAGTTTATAATAAATTATCAATAACAGAAAGAGAGATAGGTGGAGTGCCTAACTCTAGTGAAGATATGAAGCAAGCTCACGCAGCGGCTATAGAATCCTATATTGATTCTCACGTAGGGTTTAACGGGGAGACACACGGAGACTTATATTTTACAAGAACATTAAATGATTGGTCAAAATTTAATCTTAACAACAGAACGAAGCATGATGCTTCTATAAGTTCTGGTCTTGCTATAATGGCTTGTAATAAAAATAAATATGCACCAGTAGCAAAAAAAGTTTTTCAGCCTGTTAATTTGGGTATAAAAAGATATAACAACGATGGATTTACATCAAAAATAATTTAAATAGATGGTTAACACAAATTATAACAGTTCATTTCCAGATCAGGTAGTACCTGATTCCGTAAAGAATAGTTATGACTATGGCTTACAAGTTTCACAAGCTATAGAAAATGAATGGTTCAGGCAGGACATCGGAGGTGAAAGGTATTTGCAAAATTTTCAAAATTACCATGCGCTAAGGCTTTATGCTAGAGGTGAACAGCCTATCCAAAAATATAAAGATGAATTATCAATTAATGGTGATTTATCTTATTTAAATTTAGATTGGAAAATTGTTCCAGTAATACCTAAGTTTGTTGATATAGTAGTTAATGGAATGACAGATAAAGGTTATGAAATTAAATCATTTGCTACCGATCCATTTGCACTTAAAGAAAGAACTGATTTTGCTTTTAATGCAATGCGTGATATAATTAATAAAGAATACATTGAGCAAATGAATGCGGCAACAGGGCAAAATTTTTATGCTTCTGCTCAGCCTGATAAATTACCAGCCTCTCGTGAAGAATTAGATCTTTATTTACAATTAAACTATAAACAAAGCGTTGAAATTGCTGAAGAGGAAATAATTAAAAATGTTTTTTCTTTTAATAAATATGATGAAATACAACGCCGGATTGCTTATGATTTAGCTGTATTAGGTATTGGTATATCTAAAACTAGCTTTAATTTTTCAGAAGGTATTACTGTTGATTATGTAGATCCAGCTTCGGTAGTATACTCTTATACAGAAGATCCTAATTTTGAAGATATATATTATGTTGGAGAAGTTAAAAATTTAAGTCTTTCAGAAGTAAAAAGATTATACCCTAATTTAACAGATCAAGATTTAGAAGAAATACAAAAATACAGAGGCCCTTCTAATTATAGTAATTATGTAAGAAACTACGGAGGGCAAGATGATGCTAATTTAATATCAGTGCTGTTTTTTGAATATAAAACCTACACTAATCAAGTTTTTAAATTAAAAAATACAGATCAAGGATTAGAAAAAATATTAGAAAAAGATGATACTTTTAACCCGCCTGAAAATGATAACTTTAGCAAAGTTTCAAGAAGTATAGAAGTTTTATACACAGGAGCTAAAGTATTAGGGCTAAGTAAGTTGCTTGATTGGAAAATGGCAGAAAATATGACCCGCCCTAATTCTGATGTTACTAAAGTAAATATGAATTATTCTATATGTGCACCTAGAATGTATAAAGGGCGCATAGATTCTATTGTTAGTCGTATTACAAGCTTTGCTGATATGATTCAATTAACTCATTTAAAACTTCAACAAGTCTTAGCTAGAATAGTTCCTGACGGTGTTTATTTAGATATGGACGGATTAGCGGAAGTTGATTTGGGGAATGGAACAAATTATAATCCGGCGGAAGCATTAAACATGTATTTTCAAACGGGTAGCATTGTTGGAAGATCTTTAACTCAAGATGGTGATTTAAATAGAGGCAAAGTGCCCATTCAGGAATTACAGTCATCAAGTGGTATGGCTAAAATACAATCTTTGATATCTACTTATCAATATTATTTACAAATGATAAGGGATGTTACAGGATTAAACGAAGCGGTTGACGGCAGTACACCGGACAAAAATGCATTAGTTGGGTTACAAAAAATGGCTGCCGCTAATTCTAATGTAGCCACAAGACACATATTAAAAGCTTTAATGTACATAACTATTAAAATAGCTGAAAATGTAAGCTTGCGGGCTAATGACGCATTACAATTTCCATTAACAAAAGATGCGTTGCTTAATAGCATTAACACATTTAATGTTAATACACTTGAAGAAATGGAAAAGGTAGCAATGCACGATTTTGGTATATTTTTAGAACTAGAACCAGACGAAGAAGAAAAAGCAAAACTAGAACAAAATATACAAGTAGCTTTACAGTCTGGTGGAATAGATTTAGATGATGCTATTGATGTTAGACAAATATCAAATTTAAAATTAGCCAATCAATTATTAAAACTTAAAAGAAAAGAAAAAGGAGCACGAGATCAACAAGCCGCTCAGGCTAATATTCAAGCTCAAGCGCAGGCTAATGCACAGGCTTCTGAAGCAGCGGCGCTGGCTGAAGTACAAAAGCAACAAGCCTTAGCCGAAACAAAAGTGCAGATTGAAAAAGCTAAATCAGATTTTGAAATTGCTAGAATGGAACAAGAGGCATTAATTAAGAAACAATTAATGGCAGAAGAATTTAGTTATAATATGCAACTAGCTCAAATACAAGCATCTGCAACAACAAAAAAAGAACAAGAAATAGAAGATAGAAAAGATAAGCGTGTAAAAATACAAGGTACACAACAATCTGAACTTATTGATCAAAGAAAAAATGATTTATTACCTAAAGATTTTGAATCAGCGGGTAACGATAATCTAAGTGGCTTTGGCTTAGAGCAATTTGAGCCGAGGTAAATTTTATTAATTAATTTTATATTATCATATTATGTCAACAGAAGTAAAACAAGAAGGGGATTTTAAAATTAAAAAAAGAACTCCTAAAAAATTAGTAGGAAAAGAAGATATTATTAAAGTAGATCTTTCTAAACC